AGCTTCTCAGGAGTCTCTATTAGTTTTGTTCTACCCATTTCCTTGTCGTGTATAAAGTTTCTTATAATTCTTACTTGATTTCAGCTTAGAGGTCTTACTCTTAGCATGAACACCTGGTCTCTTCACCTTAGGCTTTCTAGCAAATGATATGCTACTCTGCTTCTGTGCCATCCTCCTCAGTTACTTCAGGCTCAGGCTCAGGTATTGGTCCTTTGACTGCTTTATACTTCACTACTTTAGGCTCAGATACTGTAGGCTCTTCAAACATATAGCCTAGACCTATAGATACAAAGTATTCATATCTATTAGCATCTAAAGTAATCCTGTTACCTTTGTGGGAGATCTTAGCTCCAATAAATTCATCTTTAATTTTCATCTCTTAGGTTTTTTAAATCGGTTTTTATCTCTTGTATCCAATAATGAGCAGATGTAACAGGTATTCTGAAATATTCTGCCATTGCTCTAGCTGTACTGTATCCCTTATCAAAATAACATTGGAACACTATCAGCTTAATCCTATCTGTAATCCTACCTCTATATGTCTCTATCACTGCCATGTTGTTCTGATACTGCATATCATCTCGTATCTTATCGTATAAATCCGTATCATCATCCATCACTATCGGCATAGTACTATCTGTAGCTGTTACTCTCTCTTGCCTATTAGTTAGTGATGTAGACCATAGAATCTGCATCTTAATAGTGTTCAATAGATATGCTTTCACCTTACCAGGATCAGTTACCTCTATATCTATATTACATAAATATAAAAAAGAGTTATTTATTACAGCATCGGCAGATATTGTAGATTTCATTCTTACTAGAAAATAGTTTGTATATTTCCTTATCTCTTTGTAGTGAGCTGCTATGTATTGGTCAAGTATAGGTCTCATACCATTGCTTGAAATCCTTAAGCCATATCTTTCTTCTCACACTACTGCAGAAGCATTCTTTCTCATAACTAACTAGCCTATCTTTAATAGCTTTGAGTTTTAATAGATGAATCTTATAGGATTGCTCTTTCTCAGCTAAACTGAACACCTGTTGTATTATTACTTGCTCAGCTTCTGTAAACATTCCTGTAATATAAACGACAATAGAGCCACAATAGTTGCCTGAACAAAAGACCAGGTGCATAATAATGTTAGCCAAAAAGATACGCATTTAATACAGGTAGCAGAGGAATGCAGATACATTGCTAGAATGCTAGGTTTGAATTTGCTATAGATTGAATCAATCAGTAGCTGTAATGGCTCAAAGTTTACTAGAAACCATGATATTGCAATGTATGTTAGTATGTTCATACGCAAAAATAACAAAGGCAGCCATAAGACTGCCATAAAGTTATTGATTATTTAGATAATTTTTCCACCATTTGAGATAGAACTGCTCATTGACAGCCTTTCCATTGGTGAATCTCCAAATACTACAGTAAGAGACTCCGATATCCTCAGCGTAATGACTGAGCTTATATCTATTGGTGAGCTTAGACTTGGTCTCTTTAATCATAAAGTCCTTAAGGCTCTGCCCTTTAGAAAGGGAGATCATCACCAGGATTATCAGGTACATGAGCAGGAGCTACTGCAGCTGCAGTTAATAGATCTATCTTCCATAACTCTAAAGAGTTGAAATGCTTATCCTGCCATTCTCTACCTCTCAGATTGAATGATGCCTCCACCTCTTCACCTACTTTATAGCCATCTAGTAGAGCTGTCTTATCTCCTGTAGCTTGCAAGCTGATGTGTTGGGGATATTTGCCATCCTCTACTGTTATTACTACCTCTCTCTTAGAGAACTTCTCAGTAACTTGTACTGTCTCGCCTATCACTTTGATAAGTCCTTTTACTTTGTACTCATTCATATTATTGTTGTTATTAAATTATACATACCTAGTATTATCAATCCATAGACTACTAGTGCTAGGATCATTGCCATGGTTTTTTCGGTCATACTACTTTATCAGGGAATGGATTAGAAACACCATACTCTAGTATAGTTAGCTCAGTAGCATATTCAACAGCTTTTTTAGCTGCATATTTAGCACTGATACCAGGATTGTTATGTATTAGTGCCTGCATGGCTGCAATCAAAGCAGCCTCATAGAATTGAACTCTCATTAGTATATCCATTTAATAAATTTGCGAATAAGCCCTACCTCTTTGATAGGTGCAGTTTCTTTTACAACAGGGGCAGTTTGTTTTATAACAGGTGCTGATTCTTTTACAATAGGTGCATTATTTGTCTCACCTACAAATTTCCAAGTTCTACCATAAATATTCTGCCATTTTGTGCTTTTACTTAATGCAGATTTTAAATTTCCATTAGTATCAGTATTCATAATTTTTAAAATTTCTGATATTTTCATACTTGAATAAATAGCATTTTTTTTAAAGTTATAGCTGTCTAACTTTTGAGTAATAAAATTTTCTTTTGTCATGTTTTTTTATATTTAATATTCGTAAAAAGTTTCTCTTTCATAGTCAATATACATTTTCATGTATTGTTTTGCCAAAATAAAAATTTGTTTTGGTGATAGTGTTGGATTAGCTATTATCAAAGCATTAATGATTGGTATCATTCTATTTGAATATTTAACCTCTTCGTGATCATAGTCAGACATTGCCATCTTATTTATTATTTAATTGATTAATATACTTAACATAGTACTCAGTGCAATGATGCAACCGTACCTTAATCTCCTCCTCAAGCTCAATGTCTCTAGTGAAGAGTAGAGTGGTAATTCTCTTCTCAGGAGCTATGTGATCTACCTGATGCAGTGATAAGTTCTCCCATTCATTCAGTAGAGATGGATGAGTAGAGACCATACAATAGACTAGACTAGCATAATTTTTATTATATAACATCATGTAAGCTCTTAGCTGCCACTCATAATCTTTATTTATACCCTCTTCTGAGGTAGCAGGGAATGTTTCTAAAGACCATGATGTCTTGATGTCTATGATTTGGTCATCTAGTACTATATCAGCCTCTCCTGTGAGCCATTCGTTATTCAGTCTCTCAGTGTTCTTTACCATGCTAGTGAATGATACAGTATTGAGTAGAGCTATAGAATCATTCTCTTGTAGATTGCCCTTATTAATGTACTTGTTATTCAGCTCTACATTATAACCGTAGAAATCCTGCTTAGCTACACCTCTAATGTAGCTCTTAGTAGTTTCAGACAGCAACTCAGACTTAGTCCGAGATGCTGTCATTAGTTTTCCGAGTGATGATGGATGCCATTTCATATGTTAAGAGCAGTAGATGAATTAATTTTTTCTAATATATATTCATAAGTTATCTCTTCAAATGATTTATTATCATCTAACATTAATTGATTTATATGTGATATATTACTACAAACAACAACATACAAATCTCTCAATGACTTATTTTTTATTTGTAAAGACAATTCCTTTATTTTTACAATTTCATTAATTAAATCTTTCATAATAACATAAGTGCTTTATTCTGTAAATCTGTAAGCTCAAAGGTCTCTCTTAGCTTAGGGATAGTAAACTTACCATCTTGAATAGATACTAATGCCTCCTCAAATCTCTCCTTAGATAGTCCAGGCTTAGCTGCCTTAACAGGTACACTAGCTAGATTTGCATCGTCATCTACAGATTGAAGCGAGCAAAGGCTGACCAATGTGTACCTGCGGTAGTAGGTCAAACACGATCCCATTTGCTGAGGATTAAGTCCTGCAGGTAGTTCCATGCATGACTCTATTAAGTCATTAGAATCTATGCAGATTATCTGAGTGCATACATTATTGCCCTGAATAGGCTGTAAAAGTAGTAGACCATTCTCTAATAAGATAGGCTCTACTGCCTCAATGATTGCATTGATGTCACTGTAGGACTTTTTAAAGTGGGGATTGGTAGCATTCTTAGCTACTTTGCCGATTGACTGCTTAGCTTTGTGGAGCTTTTGATGCAGAGTTAGTACAGGTGCTGGTACTACAGCTTTTGTTTTTGTTTCCATAATAAAGTTTTAAATTTCAGTAAAGGTAATCAATTATTTTATATCTGCAATGAATTTTAAATAAAATATCATAAATTCATCAAAATTTCTTGCAATAAAGTATGTACCCCCTGCAGCTTCTACTGATTCCTGATACCTCTTCTGCACCTCTGACTGCCTATCCTTACCATATTTCACCTCAATCTTAACTGACCTACCTCTAATGGTGGCAGATATATCAGCAGATCCTTTTGTACCTGTGCTAGGAGTATAAGTGCCTTTCAGCTGTCTAGTGTTCTCACCTACCTGTATCTTCTTACCCTCTCTATACACTCCCATTGTATTAATTCTCTCAGCTTGAAAGCCTGAATAGGTTAGAAAGTGAATGATACATTTAGTGAGAGCATTGGCTGAGTTATCATTCCAATCTGATGCTGTAATGTATGGCATGGTAGGGTGCTTAAGTGTGAGGTAGTTAATCTCTAGGGCTTTTAAAAGTGTTTTGTTTTCTTTGTTCATATCAATTATAATTTATACTATCCCATACATCAGGATCTCTTTGTGACTTAATCTCAAACCATCTAGCACCATTGCTAGATCCATCTACATACTCCTTACCATTGTACTCTGCATACTTCTTACACCATTTGTTGAATGTTCTGTTGGTTAGGTACTTCTTTTGGTCAGTGTACTCTGCTATAAAGTTCTCAAACATTGACACCTTATTCAATCTTTGGTCAAATCCTAAATTCTTATTATCTACCCATTCAATAAAGTCCTGGCTTGTCTCATTGATAAACTTTCTCAGCTCTAGATTCTTAGCC